CTAGAGCATATCGCAGAGAATACGAACCACCTGCGCGACCTGCTCATCTCTGAAAGCTCCGACTTCTTCCTGCGCTACTTCAAGGCGAGCCTCTCCCGCCTCATCGCCTCCTACCTCCTGAACCACCACAAGGAAATCCCTGTCCCCGAAGATTTCCTCCTGAATCACATCTCCGGCAGCTTCGTCGAAATGGTCCAGTGGTGGGTACGCAAAAACAAAATGCAGGCGACGCCCAAAGAGCTGAACGCCTACTTCCAGACCGTGATCGAGCCCTTGCTCTAGGTATGAGACTAGGAGACTGGGAGACATCAGACTTTGGACTTCTGACTTCTGACCGCTGCCTTCCAAAGTCTCAAACGGACATCTGAGAGGCGCATCCTCTCGCCCCTTCCTCTGGAAGGGGCAGCCGAGCGGAGCGAGGCGGGGTTGGCCCCCACGTATGTTAGACCGCAGGGATTAGAGATCACGAGTGACTTGCATACCACTTTCGGGCATCGCCCCGTTTCGTCATCCTGAGCGGCGAGAAACGTCGCACTTGAGATAACGAATGCCAGAACAGCTGCGACCCCGTCATCGATCTCGGCGAAGCCGCCGCCTTCATTCCTCATTTCTCATTCGGGTCGAGCTTTCGCAAACAATCAAGGGGCGATACGCCTCGTGAGCTGCCCCTGAACCTGACAATCAATCTCATAAAACTCTCACAAACTCCGCCTACCCAAGGCGGAGTTTTTACGCTATAATAGTACAAATACATAGGTCACGGGAAAAAACGCTGTCAAGCATTTTTGAAAATGTCCCGAAAAAAGCATTTTATTAGCCCCATATTCAGGGGCTTAAAAGAGGGGAAATCCAAAGCCAAAAGCAAGAATGCATTCTACAGAAGCTCTTTTAATGTTTCATTATTGTGATAGGAACGTGACCGTAGATACCTCATATAGGAAGCCTTCTTCCAAGGGTGATTCATATCGGGAATATTGGGCTTTTTAGGCTTTTGTGAAGCAGGTTCGGGGTCAAACTCAGGTGAATAGGCTACGTGATCAGGAATAGCTTCTAACGCATAAACGTCAGTATCATTGACAGAACAGTAAAGACTGCCGTCAAAAGCTTGAATTACCAGGACTTTCGTTCCAGCGGCATAATGTACCTGTTCCCCCTGGCTGTTCAGCAGACGGTAATAATGGCGATTAAACTTAATAGAATGTCCGTGGTCTATGGTTCGGCCAGTAAGTACAGCAAGAGTCAAATTAATTTGTTCATCAGAGGGTTGTTCTACAAATACAGATTTGGTACTATTAGGGAGAAGCGCGAACTTCGCGTTGAATTCTTTCAGGTAGGACTTTAAGAATTCATTGGCGCTGTCGATGTCATGGATGCCTGCCAGTCTTAACTCTACTGGCAGGCGTGACTGCAGCGTCTGATTCAAGCGCTCTATACGCCCCTTAGCCTGAGGCACGCTGCTGGTATTCAGCCTGATGCCGAGTTGCTTACAGGCGTATCCAAATTGTGTCTGTGTATCCTCATCAAGTGATGGGGAGTTTTTTCTTTTGTAATTGAAAACGGTACGATTATCGGTGAAGATTTTAGCAGGGATGCCATAGGTAGTCAAAATCTGTTTAAGTACATGATAATAGGCATGAAGGGTTTCCTGCGTGTCAAACCAACCCCCGGTAACGATGCCGGTGGCGTCATCAATGGCCAGGTGGAGATGCCAGATCTTTCCGCTAACCCATTCATAAGGAGTAGCGTCGGCCTGCTCTTGCTCTCCGAAATAGGCATGACGGGGACGACGGCTGTGGGCATCTTCTATAGCGATAAGATTATTATGAATCTGGCACACTTCACGGGCAGTCTTAGCCGATTCCTTCTGAGTTTCCAGTAGTTTCTTTAGCCGCTTTTTCTTGGCACGTGTAACCTTAGGGGATAAGATAAATTCTTTTTCCAAAATATGTGCGACCGTCGATACAGACAGAGTAATGTTCTCATGTTTGGAGAGAAGCTCGGTAAAGTGAGTAAAATTTGCATTGTAATATTTGTTCAAATAAAGCATAACTACAGCGCTGCGGATAGCATCTGGAATGGTAGAGACAGGCTTTCTTCCGCGGTTGCCATGGATGAATCCAGTTTTGCCATAACGTTTATACCGCAGGATCATTCGATTGATTGTACGCAGGGTACAGCCTAATTCAACAGCAGCACGGAGCTTGTTAGCATTGGGGTGATCTACCAGCGCTTTAATGGTTTCATACTTTTTCTCTTCATTCATAGTGAGCACGACCTTTTTAATAAAAATCCCTCCCATCAAGATAGTTTGATCTGATGAGATTATATCAGATGCGGGACAAAATCATTTATGGCACAGTGAGACAATATCATATATGGTTCATAGATGGAAAAATAAAATTCAAAAAGTATTGACAAAACACCAAAATTCATTATAATAGTATATGTAAGGTACAAAAACCTTATAGGTGGTTACGACCTGAATGTGACTGGCGAGGGTGGGAAACTTAAATCTGTTCAATAAACCACTGTCCATGCCGAACGGCTAAAGGCAATCCATGAACAAATTCAAACCATGTGTCACATGGCGGGTAAAACGCTTGCAAAACAGGCTTAGGCAAGAACTGACGGGGTGCGCCCGCGGTCAGTTGCTGGCGGGCGGCATCCATATTATGCCCGCAAAAAACACACGAGTTATAAATGTGCCTATGTATTCGATACACACGGGGTGTAATTGCATAGCATAGAGCAACGCTTGAACCGTGTGAAAAATACCGCATTATATTCGGGGTTATTTCTTCCTTTCATCGCCTCGAACATGTGCGGTATTTTTATTGCTATTTTTAGGAGATTACATTAGACCATGCATGGCGCAATATGTGAGAGAATACATTTAGAGGTGATAGACATGTATCCGAATTTCACATACGGCTTAAACGGTCACGAAGTATCAAATATAGAAGAGGCAAGAGCGGCTCAAATCATACCAAACGGCATGATTTACTATTTTCCGTCTATGGCAGAAGGAAGGATATACGCCAAAACAACCGATATGAATGGCGGGCTTATATTCAATGTATACGAGCTTAGGGAACAAAAGAAGCCAGTTACGACAGAACAGTTGGAAAAGAAAATAGACCGACTGGAGAAGATGGTAGAAGAAATGAAGAAAGGTGATGATTTCGATGTTTCAACCGTCAAATGATTTAATGTCATTCATTCAGTATATGGCAGGATTTAACCCTATCATGAAAAACTCACTGGAAGCAGTAAAGGGGAAGAATGAAGAGCAGTTGAAAGAAACTGTTAGGAAACTCGCTAGAAGCAGAGGAATGGATGACAATCAACTAAACCAATTCTTACAGGGCTATGGATTGCACCTGTAATTTTATAAAGAGAGGAGTATATCATGGAAGAAGGAATGAATAACTGGGGATGTGGCGGCGTACTCATGTGGGTACTTGTCATTTTTGCCTTAATGGGCGGCGGCGGATTCGGCGGTTTTGGAAACCGAGCCGGGCTTACGCAGGCTGAAATGCAACAGGGCTTCAACCATCAAGACACGCAAGGACAGTTAAGAGGCATCTCGTATGGGCTTGCAGATTCTGCTTATTCGCTGAATAATGCCATTATGCAGGGGCAGAATAACCTTGAAAAAACCGTTATGCAGGGAAACAACGGTTTAGGCATGGCTATTATGGGCGGAAATAACGGCTTAGAGAAGAATATTATGCAAACTGGATATGGAATTAGCCAGCAGTTAAACAATAACAGATTTGAACAGCAAAATTGTTGCTGTGAACAAAAACAGCTGATACTCCAAAACATGGCGAACAATGACAAAAATACCTGTGAGCTTAAAACTGCGATTCATGCCGAGGGAGAAGCGACCAGAGCAATGATAGCTAATAATCAGATTCAAGACCTTCGAGAAAAGATTGCAGATAAAGATAGAGAATTACAGACCGCTAATTTCAACCTTTCACAAGTTGCACAATCTGCGGCTATTGTGGGTAAGATTTCCCCTAGACCTGTACCAGCTTATATGACAGCAAGCCCCTATCAGTCACTCTATGGATGCGGCGGGGTTATGGTATGAGAACAACAGCAGTTGCGGTAAGCGGCACTAATTTGGTGCTTACCATACCGCAAGAGGCGTATGCGAACAACAAATGCTTTTGGCTGAATGTTGCTCAAGCAATACCAACAACGATAACGCAATACATGCCAGTAGTCGTACAGATAGGGACGGGCGAAACACTGTACCCTGTGAGAACACGTTGCGGACATAACGTCTATGCAAACCAGTTGAAAACAGGGCGGTTTTACCTGATGATTACGGCGGCGGATTCGGGAACGTTCATCCTTCATGGATGGCTGAATACCTGCAATGTTGGAAATGTAAATAGCTTGCCTTAATAATAACAGGGCGGTGGGACTACACAAATAGTCTGCCGTCCTTTTATTGTACTTTTTTATAGCTAACAATATGTTAGTTTATAGGGAAGGGGGTACTATGGAAAATATAATTATTGGAATTACAACGCAGGGCGTATATGCCATTTTAGCGTTCACTATTGGGTATTTATGGAACAAGTCTAAAGGACTATCCGAAAAGGTAAAAAGTAGCGACCGAGGAATGAGAGTGTTACTTAAAATACAGTTAAAAACCATTCATCAGCAGGCGGTTGAGAGAGGAAGCGTTACATATGAAGAAGAAGATTTAGCCGAGGAAATATATAGGGCATACCATGGATTAGGTGGAAATGGTCAAGGCACTGCTATTATGCAGAGTATAAGAAAGATGAAGGTGATGACAAATGACGCTGAAAACAATAAAGCAGAAAATTAAAAAAGCCAAAATGTCAATGATGGTCATATACCTGTACGGCACTGGACTTATAACCTTGTTTGTTATGTTTATAGCTTCTTGGCTGGCGAATACCGCGGGATACAATACAAATACTCAGATTCTTATTAACTTTTGGAACTCATACACGACTGCCGCGGTCATAGGTGCTATTGGGTTTGTTTCTATATTTTCAGTAGATAAAATGAGGAACGGCGAAAGTGATATAGCCGAGAAGAAATCTATTGAAGGCGATGCAACAATAAAGACGATGAGTACAAATGTTCAAAATGCATTAAATAAGATAGGGAGATAGCATGCTTGGAATCGACGTAAGCGAAAACAACGGATACATTGATTGGGAATCGGTGAAAAAAGCGGGGTATGAGTTTGCGATAATTAGATTAGGGTGGGGACGTTCTCATATCGACGAATCATTCTATGATAATATCAACGGTGCTATCGACGCAGGATTAAAGGTCGGCGTATATTATTATTCCTACGCTTTATCAGAAGATATGGCTAGAAATGAAGCAGAGTTTTGTGCAGATTTATTAGAAGATTGCGGATTGACAAATGACATGCTTGAAATGGGCGTGTGGTTTGATATGGAAGATGCTGACGGATACAAAGATAGAAATGGATTTACAGACGGGCAGGAATTAACAAATTGCGTCAATGTATTTGTCAATTATATGGCAGAAAAAGGGTACAGGTGCGGACTGTATGCTAACTACGACTGGCTAACGAACGTATTACTCATGGAACAAGTAGATTGCGACGTATGGTGCGCGCAATACAATTATGAATGCGATTACCCGAACGCCGCAATTTGGCAGTATAGCGATTGCGAGAAAATAAACGGGCAATCGTTTGATGCTGACGAAACAATAGATTTTGAATAATTATTTATTTTCTTTGATAGAAAAGCGTGATTACATGAATGAAAATTCAAAAATTCGCATAGAGGTAACAAATGATAGAAAAAAAGAAATTATTACTATCCTTATTGTTTTCATCCTTGCTTTTCTTTGGATATGGTACGGCGTCGGCGTATCAGATAACGGAAGAGGAGCTGAATCAGTTAGAAACGAACTTGAATCAGCTAGAGAAGAACAACGAAGTCAAACAGAATCTCTTGAAAAAGCAGAAGAAGCAAATAGAAACGCTCAACAGTCAGTTAGAGAAAGCAGACAATCAGTTGGAAGAATCGAAGAAAGAAACACAGAAATCCAAAACATTGAACGAAGCGACGCAGAAATCATTAGACAAAGCCAACAAATACTTGAAGGAATACGAGCAAGAGGTTAATCACAAAATGGAAGTGAAAGACCGCCAATTAAGAACGTGGAAAGGCATTTCTATTATACTGGCAGGAATTGTCGTAAAGAAAGCAATAAAATAACATAAAAAAACGCCCATTTTCATGGTAAAAAACCTCGATAAAATGGGCGTTTGACTGTATTTGTCTGTTGGAATATGGTATAATAAGAAAGGTGGTAAATCCACCAAATTTTACAGAAAGGAGAAAAAATGTGTTCAAACTGAATAGGATTACCGCCATCATCATCCTAATTTTACTGATGCAGGTGATGATAGCGGTAAAGGTTCGCTTGATTGAATGGTTAGTGTCCATTCTTTAAGCGATAGGGGGCGTTGATAGGTTCAACGCCTTCCCCTATCAGTTTATCACACGTAAGGAGCAATGGCAATGAAAAAGATAACGACAGCACTTGCAGTGTGCGCCGCCGCACTGTCTGCGCTAAATCTAGCATGTTTAATCTGTAAATAAAAATGTGTTGACAAGAAATCTCTATAATGGTATTCTATATACATCCGATAACAAGTATTTAAGAAAGGATTGATAATTATGACTAGAGAAGAACTTTGGGACGCATTCACTGATTTGGACGAGGACAAGATGGCAGACGTTGCCATGAACGCAACCAACGTGAGAGTGTTCAAAAAAGAAGATTTTGATGATGAAATGTGTCGTGCGAATATGTCACCGACGGACATTGCGGAAATGATTGAAGAAAGCCTTGATGATTTTTCAATTTTTGGAGGAAACGGATGGATTGTATTCGACGCGGACGCACAGACAATCAAATCTGATTTTGATTTATTATATATGTTATCCGATTACGAGGATGAAATCACGGACGCTTTGGAAGATGATGAATCCTTGCTTGAATGATATCAAACGCCTGTCATAACGATGGGCGTTTTTATTATGCGTAAGGATAAAAAAGTATTGACATTAAACCAATGTTATGATAATATAATAGACACAAGGAACAAAAATATTTTTTAATGAAAGGAAGAAACAAAATGAAAATTTATCTGACCGATGCTAGAGAAATTAGAGATTTGGATACAGACGAAGATTTTATTTGCATGTGGGACAAAAGCGTTCATTATGACGCCGACATGGATGCGTATCCGATGACCAAAGACCAGTTTGAATGGTGGGAAGAATTGCTGGAAAGGAAAGCGCACTGCGAAGAAATGGAAGAGAAAATTAGCGATGAAGAAACGCGCAAATTCTTGCTTGACCAGTGCGACGAACACGATTTAGGAATGCGGGTAATTCAATACGAAAGACTTTTAGAAGATGAACTTAAATAATATGATAAATAATCACCTGTCATAATGATAGGTGATTTTATTTTAGAAAAAATATTTGACAATACGCTTATAATGATGTATTATATATACAGTAAAGCGATACCGATTAAAGAAAGGAAGAAAGCAAAAATGAGAATTTATCTGACAGATACTGATGAATACGATGAAATTTCAATTTTCAGCAGAAATGGAATTGAGGGGAACGCGGAAAAATTGGGTATCAGCTATAGTTACCTTAAAGGCGCATACACGATGAACAAAGACCAGCTCGAATGGTTGATGAAATTCAGCAAGCAAATTCAACACTGCGATGACATGATGGATAAATTGGATGCGGAAACAGCGAATGAAATTTTTGATGATTGTGCATTTGAGTGTGCATATTATTATCTATTCATTGACCGCCTTGAAAAGGCACTCAAAAAAGAGTGCGCAAAGAGAAAATACATGCGGCGCGTATCCTATGCGGCTTGAGAGTGAGAGGTGAGGAATCACCTCTTTTCTTTTGTGCTAAATACGCTTGATTATAGGCGTTTCTTGCATGTTGGACGATAACTATATCAAAAGTAACCGAAAACGCCTGTAAACGGAAAATAGGGCGGTTTACGGCGGTTTTAACTTATATTGCAAGTCGCAAGGCAACAGAACTAAGCAAAAGTAAAAGATTGTAGTTTATTGTAGCTGATTTTGGCGTAAAATATCGGCAGGTGATAAAAATGGCAAGGAAATTTTTTAAAAAAATGCAGAATATGGAAAACGGTGTTTTCGCAGGCGTGGGAAAATACAACATTCCTACGTTACAAGGAACCAAGCTGGAAGAATTTAATTCAAATACGCATTGGATTGATTTTCATCAAACTACGAAGGCGCGCCAAAACAGAAAAGCATACTCGGTACATTTTTTTGTGGATGATTATCAATTTGAGCGGTGTTGGTCGGCTTTAAGCACTTACACGAAACTGCTTGAGCAATTCAATTATGTATGCACGCCTGACTTCTCACTGTACATCGACATGCCAAAAGCTATTCAAATATATAATCATTATAGGAAGCACTACCTCGGGGCATACTGGCAGAGCAAGGGAATAAAGGTATTACCGACTATTGCATGGTCAGATAAATCGTCATATGATTTCTGCTTTGACGGCGAGCCTAAAAACTCCGTTGTAGTTACATCGACAGTCGGTATTCTTTCTAGTGATACATCTAAAAGGCTTTTCCTTGATGGCTACCGTGAGATGAAAGAACGGCTTAATCCGTCTTTGGTTATCTGCTATGGTCGTATCCCGGATGGGCTGTTAGGTGATGACAGGGTTATAAATATCCCTGCTTTTTACGAGCAGACTGCGAAACGCTGTAAAATGCACGATGCAGTCAAGAAAGCGTTTAAATCATGAAAGGTGGTAACAATTATGGGTGGTAGAGGTGCAAGTTTTTCCGCGGTAAAAGCAAGCGGCGGCGGTATTGCCAATTTTAACAAATCTGCATATGGAAGGCGAAACGGGATTGCTCCGAATAGAGGTTCAAACAATACTAGATTAGTGAGAGCGGTAAACCGTAACCTTCGCGCGAGTGCGATTAGAGCTAGATAACTATTCCGAAGTCCAACTTGATTGTTGGACTTTTTTACTGAAGAAAAGAAAAGTTTTACTTGATTTCGTATATACAATATGATAGAATATATACATCAAGGATTTCTGATTGGCATTTTTAAATTTCCTTGGCTAAATGCGGGTACGCCCGCATTATGTGGATGACGCCAAATGGCTACAGGCGGCGAAAGCTAGAGCGGGTTCGATTCCCAGCCATCCGCAAGTAAGTAAAATAACGGTAAGCGCCGTTTTTTGAAAAACTTTTTTTGGACGTGACAGAGGTTCACGGTCTATGCCTATAATGTCGAGCGCACGACAGACAACAGGCTAGGACGCTTATCCGCCAGCGATTAAGACGGGTCGGCATTTAGCTATTCGGATGCCGAGTAAATGCGGAATAGCAAAAGCCATATGGCTAGACGTCAAACTCTTTTGCGGTTAGAGGATAAACAACCGCTTTGGGTGGGTATCCAAGTGGTTAAAGGATGCAGACTGTAAATCTGTTACCGCAAGGTTTCGCTGGTTCAAATCCAGCCCCGCTCACCATGCCGACTGTCATCGGCGGGGTGAAAATCCCGTGGTCGGCTTTCCTCTCATCATAGCGGGCGAAAGCCCGCATAGGGGGTTAGCATAGTGGATAGTGCAACGGACTTTGACTCCGTTTATGGTGGTTCGATTCCACTACCCCCTGCCAATTTGGGGATATAGCTTAAATGGTAAAGCAAGTGGCTCATAACCGCTTCGATGTGGGTTCAAGTCCCGCTGTCCCCACCATTTACTTGACTTCACGAAAATGGTTTACAATCTCTCTGGGTGCGAGATTAAATGACACCCACCAAAGTCCTGCACACTGTATACGGGGAGTGCAGGCGTTTCCCGATACGAAGTAGGGACGGTACTTGCATACGGGCGTTGCTTGCCAACAGGTGTTTAAAACATCCGAGCAACAGGAAGGTAAGCGGATTCTTAGGATTGCTTGACGATATTGAAAGCAATCTAGGCGGGAAACCGCCGCATGCGGAAGTATTGAAGCGAAAGTTTTGGTGCTTCCTGCCCATGCTAGAGTGGTGGAATTGGCATACACGGCGGACTTAAAATCCGCTACCTTTAATGGTATGTGGGTTCAAATCCCACCTTTAGCACCATGGGGTTTAGTCTTTCCCCCCCCTGTGCGGAAAAAAGTCATGTTCCTCACCCGTGAACGGAACCGGGGCGCAAACGCTAAAAATTCCTGCGAGAGTGGAAATAATACACGCACCTCATTTCATGTACATATATATAGCGCAACCTTGCGTGTTACCGCCGCTTTACGCGAGAAAAGTAAAGCAACGCTGGCAATCGGCGGTAGAGAGATTGCTGTGATTAAAAACTGTTTCCTCACGTAATGGAAAGTCACCGCCATATCGCACTATTGGCGGGCATATGTGGGAAAGACAGGGGAAATACCTGTCTATCCCTTTTCGCGAAATGAACCGTCTAGGTTGGTGAATGCCAGTAAGCTCTTGAAAAAGCGAGAAATCCTTTGTCGGTCCACGGGACGCCACCCCGAAACAAATGGCAGGTGGTTACTACTTATAGTAACAGTGATTAAAAATTGTTTCCCACTAGAGCGGAAAGTCACCGTGTGTTTGCGGACATGCGGGAATTGTGGAAGTGTACCCAAGAGGTTAAGGGGACGGTCTTGAAAACCGATAGCCGAGAAATCGGGCGTGGGTTCAAATCCTACCACTTCCGCCATATGGATACATGACCGAGCAGTCGAAGGTACTTGCCTGCTAAGCAAGAAGCGGATTTCCATTCGCTCGTAGGTGCAAATCCTACTGTATCCGCCAAAAGGCTAGTTTTGTTTCCGTTTTTCTAGCCTTTACTCCTTTGCGGGTAAGTCTTTTATCGCATTTTAGGCTTACCCTTATATGGTCGAGTAGTTCAATGGTTAGAACGGGCGCCTAGGAGTTTAATGATAGTTCAATTCTATCCTCGACCACCAGTGGTTATTGAGAGACTGCCATCAATCAAGACACCGCATTACAACTTAACGGCGCAGAAATGCGCTAAACAATTCCCCCGTGCATTTTCCACGGGGTTTTATGATTGTATTGACGAAACATCGGATAAATTATACAATTATAGTAAAGAAAGGAGTGATACGTTTGAAGGAAGAAATCAGAAAGCAAAGGTCGGTGCGAGCGACTGACGAAGAATGGGAAATCTTTAAAAGACTGTCAAAGATGATAAAAAGGGGCGGGATAGACCGCGTTGAAGATGCGTTATCTTCTTTAGGAGATTTAAGACCTAAAGACAAAGAAATGGTTGAAGATAATGAGGATTCTTCTGAATTAGATAACGTCTATACCATTTCAGAAGCGTCTGACTTATGGGAAATCCCGCACATGACGCTTAAATCTGCTTGTGCAGGGCAAAGAGGATGCCCGCCGCGATTTAAACCGTGGGAAATGCGAAAATCAGGTCGTGTCTATTTGGTGACTAAAGCGGGCATGGAACGCTTATATGGAAAGAAATTAAAGTAAGGGTTAGAATATTCTAACCCTTTTATGATGCAAAGAAATTGAAGCGAAACATAAAAAAGTATTGACAACGTATCTATAATGGTGTAATATAATATACAGATAAGGGCGAGAGAAAAGCCTAGTTGATGGAAGGAAGGAACAGAAAATGACTAAACTTGAAATTATCCGAAACAAGGCGCATTTGAGTATTGCTTTTAAAAATACTTACCAAAGACTTGCGAGCATTGCGATTGAAAAACATAATTGGAAGATGATGGACGAATATAGAAATTGGGCTTTAGTATATGACTTTGAATCAAGTGCATATAATGAATGTCTTAAAACCCTCGGCGAAATTCCGGAAGAAACGGATGAAATTTCAGAAACCGTTTTTAATCGAGAAATGGAACGTTTTTAATTAAGAAATTCCCGCGATAGGTTCAAGGGGAAAGGATAAGAATATGACCAAAGAACAGATTGCGGTCGTAAGAGGTGTAATGATTGCAAGCAAAAAGTGTGCCAACACTTATATGAAAGCGATTGACACGTTGAAAGATGAAAAAAGACCTGTTCCGTCAGACTGGAACGCCGCGTGGAATTTGTGCTTTGGGGCAGCCATGGCTTATGAGGGCGTCCTCAATTTAGTTGGTGAAACGCAGTCGGGACTTTGGGAAATTTACGGAATCAACGAAGAATTGTATCAGATGTTGATTAAAAGGAAGTAACAGACAATGACAAAGGAAGAGATTAAAGAAAAGATTGAAGAAAGAATCCGCCAGCTTGAAGCTGAAAAAAATGAATACATCGAAGATTACAAAGGCGGGGAACTTCCCACTGATTTTTGTTCAGAGGGAATCCATGAATGCGTAAACGGCATTTGCGAGCTTGAAGAAATCCTGAAATTGTTTTAAACAAATATTAAGAAATCCCCATGATAGGTTCATGGGGTGGGAGGAAAAGAGGAATGATTGAGAAAGAATATGTAAGAGCAGTTAGAGAACTTAAAGCGCGTAAATCGGCGGTTATTTACGCGGGTAAGGTTGGCGCATGCCAGCCAATTAGATACTCACTTATGCGCAGTATGGTAAAGACCGCGCACTATGTTGAGGAAATGAAAGAATATTTCATTACTCATTTACTTCCAATTCCCGATACAACGATGGTGAAACGGGATGAGGCACTTTTCATGAAAGAGGTGAAATATATTGAAGGATACTGAAATTTATAAGCGGTGGAAAAGCGTTTATCGCGAAATGATTACATGGGACGCTATAGTGAAGTATCAGGCGGGGAAACCAATTAGCGAGATTACAAGAGCAGGGAATGCACTTAAACTTGCATATCTCAAAGGAATGGAATTTGCATTAGGCGAGATTTTGGGCTATCCCAGTACGCGCGGTATTGGGATGAATGAAGAGACGTATAAACGCGAAATAGCACGGATAGAGGACGAACTAAAATGATTATTCACATGGACGATAGTATTATTTTTGAAGTCAATGAAATCCGCTATCAGAATGGACGGATTTTTATCATCTATGGTGGAAACAATTTTAAGACTATAGGGGATAAGCTGGACGAAGCAAAAACAAAATCATGTATTAGGGACATTTACAATGCAGTATGTGATGGATATGACAAGGTGGAACTCACAAGAGACGTATTAGAAAGGCTTAGAGAGGGCTAAATGATACAGTACAATGGAAAGACCGCTGAAACAGTTGAAGAGGCACTAGATGTTTTCGGAGATGATACGACGGTGTACATTGGTGCAAACTTTGACCCATGGATAGCAGAGGCAGAACACCATGACAGAATCCGCAAGGTTAAAGAAATCATGCGTATGCCAATTTACGGATATAAGATTTTAGATGACAGCAATATAGATTTATATTTGTAATTATTTTTATGCGGAGGAAGAAGGTAAATCATGATAGTAGATGAAGAACTCGAATTAACAACAGAAAGCGCACTGCTTCGCGAAGTAGCTGAAGCTCTCCATGACCTTGCGGCAGACGCGGAATCAGCCGCTAGACTTAGCAGCAAGCACGGCGCGGAGTTTGATTACATCGCGAGCTTCATCGCAAAGCTCGCGAAAGAATGCGAGCAGTACGAAGAAGAGTTTACAAAGGAAGGGAAAAACAATGAGGAAGTACAAAAGAATTAGAGCCGCCAGTTTCGATACGCATTGCTTGTCGTATGGAAACAGTGGCGGCAGGTTAGAGAGTTTCAAGGTTGTTATTGAATACGATACTAAAGCCGACAGAATCACAAGCTCGTTTGTTACTTCGGATACTAAATTCGTATACAAAGAACCATCCCCTGATATCGTCTCATTTGAGACGTTTAATGCAATGTCTCCAAGTGAAATTAAAGAAAGAATCGAAGCAGAGCTAGAATGGAGAAAAAACAAATGAAAACATGGCAAGCGTTAAAAGCCGCCGATGAGGGAAAGAAGATAAGGCGGAAATGTTGGATGGATGATGTGTACTGCTTCAAGGGTGAGCCACGAGGTAAGCCGTCTCTTATAACGCATCGCGGTTGGAAATGTTTCGACAGCACTTTCGACAACGTAAGATTGGAGGATTTAAACCGGGACGATATTTTTGCAACGGACTGGGAAATTTACAAGGAGGAAGAATGATTAAATCTGAACGCTACCCAACAATGAACCGCACAAGAAGAAAATTATGGAAGGCAGGTTGCTTTTATCGGTACATGATGCCATTACCTAGAAGTGATAGATTTATTATGAAAATGCGGGCAGAAAGGTTGAGCAAAAAGAGGTGATGAAATGATAAAATTTGAATGGATGATGAGTTATGCAATTTGCGATGGTATGTTTGATAATGCCTTTTTAGCGTTTGAAGATGCGAAAGGGGTTAAAGAAAACAGTGAAACAATCGTAATTGTTGCAACAAAGCCAGCCGCATTTCTTGATGTAAGCCCTAAGTATATATACGGATTGGACATTCCTGAATCATTGAACAGAAGATTGAAAAGAATTATTGTTACCACTATCAAGGTTTTCGCGGAAGAAAATGGAATCAACCTAGGAGAGCAATGTTTAGGAAGTGCCGTGTACAATAGAAACGGCGATAGGATAGCATGTGAAAAAAGTTTGGAATATCTTTTTCCTAAATCCATGAAACGAGAAAGAGAATTGAAAAATAAAATAAGAGCAGTGCTGGAAGGCGGAAACGAATGATTGGCTATTCCGACTAGGAAAATCATTGTTGCGTATTGTGGATGTGAAAAAATGACAGTTAAAGAAATTGTTTCCTTGATGATAGACGGGCAAAATTTCAAGGTTGAGGATGAACATGGAAAAATACTGTATAACGGAATAAAGGAATACGGAAGAGAAACCAGCATTAACGGTTTAAGAAACAAGGAAGTACGAAATATATGTAGTTCGTCTTATCTTGATTTTGATGACTTTGATTTTGATGACCCGTACCAAGTAGACGATATTGTGTCGATTGATGAGATTTGTATAATCGTTTGACATAATAGATTTGATATAGTAGTATTTAGTAAGGGGCTAATTTCCTTTCATCAACTTTATCGGTTTGCCCCTAGACCCGCGAAAGCGGGTTTTTTATTGCAAAAAGTCGTTTTTAGTGATATAATAAATAAAGTTAAAGTTCAACAAAACATACTACAGCGTTAGTTGTAAATTAAACAATACGCTTTAACTCCCAAATCATGTAATGGGATAGGAAGTCCAGCTTGAACAAAGGTAGCAAAGGACAAGCCAAGCATGATGAGCGGTTCACAAACGAACCAAAGGCATGTATATCTTGTGCTAAAGGACATGTCATAGAAAAGCACCGGGCTGGATGAGCATCGGTGCTTTTTTATTGCTATATATGTATATAGACCATGATAATAGACAGATGCATTTTACCGTACACTTTTTAAAAAATGCACGTTTTCGTTAATTTGCCTCTTGCAAAACATAAAACGGTATGATATTATACTATCAGAGGGCGGGAAGAAAGCCCTGATTGATGAAAGGAAGTAACAGACCATGACCAAAGAACAGATTAAAGAAAAGATTGCAAAGAGAATTGAATGGCTCGAAAGCCAAAAGGATGAAATTACCGATGAATATTGGAAAGAGGAAATCCCGTTTGAGATGTATGATACTGGAATTACAGAACTTAACGGCGGTATCTGCGAACTAAAAATGATTCTTGAAAGTATTTAAGTAAGTATTGAATCCCCGTGATAGGTTCACGGGGGAAAGGACAAGAAAAATGCTTAGAAAATTTAATCCTAACCCGATGAAAAACAGATGCGGCGATTGTGTTATCAGAGCTTTAGTTGCCGCAAGCGGAAAAACATGGGACGAAATCTATAAAGAGCTTTGCGATATTGGATTTGAGCTAAAAGAAATGCCGAATAGCAAAGAAACATACGGGAAGTGGTTGTACAGGAATGGATTCAAAAGAGTCTCTTTTAAAGCAAAGAAAGGAACTAAAAGACCAAAGGTGTATGAAATGGCGCGGACGGGTGAAACAATCATCTGCGATGTCGCACATCATCTTGTGACCGTCCGTGATAGCGATATATGGGATACATGGGATTCAAGCGAAAAAAGTTTGTATGCTTGGTGGGTGAAAGACGATGAATAAAGACATTGAACTGTTGGAAAAAACAAATCATGAATTGCTTAAATTGCTATACGAACTTAGACAGTATGGGAATGGTGCAGAAACCGAAACTATCCATGCTAAAATCTGCGAGGTAAGGGACGAAACGTTCCGAATGATTGAAGAGCTGAAACGATAATCCAAAGGGCGGTCGATATGAACCGCCCTTTTATTTTGCCTTTACAAGCGTTCTAGGTTGTTTGGGATATAACTTTACCTGTCAGACCATAGAACGCCTGTAAAGCTAAAATAGGAACGTTCACGATGTTTTTGACATTATAGGCATATTCGTATTGACAGAAAAGCGATAAGAATGTAAAATAAGATAAGATGTTAAAGTTAAATCTCAAGAAAGCGGGCGATAATATGAAGAAACTGCTATTGGCTATAAGTTTGGCTTTGTCACCGATGGCGGCTAATGCAGAGTGGATAATTTCAGAATGTTCTGCGTATACCCTATATGAGTGCGACGGCATAACTGCAAGCGGCGAGTATGCACACGAGGGCGGGGTTGCATGTAATTTTCTTCCGTTAGGGACAATCGTGACAATCGGCGGAAAAGACTATATCGTAAATGACCGTTGCGGAATTGATAACTGTATAGATATTTTTATGGATTCCCGCGAAAGAGCCATTGAATTTGGACGCCAGTATAAAGAGGTATACGTCAATAGATAGGAGCGCATATGGATGAAATACTGAAAGCTATCATGAAAGACCTAGTTAGACGCTATAGTCCAGAGGAAATAAATACAACTGTTGAGGAAAAGGAAGAGTATTTCCCTACCTTGAAGGTACATGCGAAAATTTCAAACTATTTGTCAGTGGATTACATTGGGCGGCTAGTTGAAGGCAACATATATATATCTTTGACTGAACATTTAATGCAAGAATTTGGCACATTGAGAGGCGAATTATGGAAATCGGCAACGTTGTACAAATAAATGACTGCGGTGATGGGTTACTGCTAAAAAAGGTGAGCAGGGATGAATGGTTGGTACTCCTTGCAGAAAACTGTAAATATGCGATGACATATAAGGAATTGCCACGGTACTTCGTTATGATGGGGATGAAACGGGTAAAGCAAAGACATTTCCCATGCCCATATTCCTCGTTTGCTTTATCGTATTTCGGGTTTTACAGGGATTTTAAAAGAAGATTCATGGTTGTTCCCGAAATGTTTATGAAAAAGAAGAAAGGCGATGTGGGTAGCTTTTGGTGGAAACATGACGCGGGAGGACTTTGGCATGCTGGTTGGTGAGATAACTGATGATGAAAAGAAAAAAGCTGATGAAGAAATACGGGAACAGCAGAAACAAATTGATTATGATACGAAGGATTATACGATTGAGCTTTTAGTTCAGAAATTTGAGAAAAATGATTTTTTTATACCAGATTATCAAAGGGCGCTTATGTGGGGAAATGAAAATAAAAACCTTTTTCTTGAATCGGTATTACTAGGGGTGCCAATTTCACTCATGTTTTTTGCTGATTGCAAAGACGGAAAGCAGGAAATTATTTATGGCGCGCAGAGGATACAGGCATTAGTTGAGTTCACGAATGGCAACTTGCAAATTCAGGGGTTGAAAAAATTAAAACATGTAAATGGGTTTAAGTTTGATGATTTGTCAGAGATGCAACGGAGAAAATTTCTTAATAGGACATTGCGAATAGTCGTACTGGGTGAAAATACTCCTGTTTCGTCACGTCAGGAACTATTCTATAGAATTAACACGGCTTACGCATAAAAATGGGGGAGAATATGATTATTGAAGATTATAAAGTGAACGGTTTAGAAAGTGCATTGCGAGCTATAGGGTTCAGTTACGGCAAAGAATTAGAAGATGATGAGAAAAGACTTAAATTAGCGAAAGTTTTGGTGAAAAGAGGGTTAAATAGTGGTGAATCGAATTTCTTAACAGGTATCACCGTTGACTTAACCGTCAATGCAAGCATTAAGTGGTGGCAACAGGCGGAAAGGTATCACTGGTTTCAGATAGTGATGAGCCAAAGCGTGATGCATTCAGTCGCTACTGGTGATTGGGAATTTACGCCGGATACGCCGAAAGATGTTATTTCTCTATTCAATGAAAATGTTGATAAATATAGAAACAAAGAGATTTCGAAGGTTTCCTTGATTTATTCTGTTCCAGTCGGGTTGAAAGAAAAAGCGAGGGTAACAACGAATTACCTGCAACTGCTGACCATGTACCATCAAAGAAAGAATCATGCATTACCTGAATGGAAAGAATTTTGTCATATTGTTGAAGAAATGCCGATGATGAAGGAATTTTTATGATTACGTTACTTCTTACCGTTATTGCGATGTTTATTATAGCAAATATGATTATCGGAATCGGGTTGATTTGTATTTATCTTTTGTATATCGCAACAGTATATATTATAAGCAAAATTGGGGGAAGCACATGAGATACTATTTGGAAGATAATGGCGGCGGTCCATTCGACATTTGCTTTTGCCGCAATGACTGCCAAAACAAGACGTGTAAACGTAGCACTAATGGAAAACACTGGGAAAGATTGCAAGAATACTGGAAACATTACCCTTATTATCGAGTATCTGTAAGTGATTTCAGTGAAGATTGCAAGGAATACAAAGGAGCTAAGAAATGAATATTCAAATCGTTGATGAGTACAGCAAAAACGATAACCTGAACATTTTAAAAGAAGAGTGCGCGGAACTAATTACTGCGGCGTCTCATTTGCAGAGAGCGCGCGGCGATGGATACGAAACGCACAGAACAGAAGAAGAAAGCATGAAAGACCTGATGCAGGCGATGGCGGATTGCAAGAATGCCATATTATCCGTCCTTTACAGTGAAGCAATTCGTGTTAATAAACTCGATGAACTTATTGAAGAGGCTGACAAGAAGCAGATGGAACTTTTAGATGTTAAATTGCATAAAAAGCCGGAAAGACGTATGCAGTTAGGGTAAAAACACGCGATAACTGTATATAAAGTGAATATTTATGAAATATGAGCAAGCATGGGTAAAGAAAGGAAGAGAAAGAAAAGATGAAAACATGGGAAGCGCTGAAAGCGGCAGACGAAGGAAAAAAGATTAGGCAGAGTTTTTGGAGTGAAGGCGTGTACAGCTTCAAGAAGGATTCACGCCTTGGCGTTTGCAAGTCGATGCTTGCAATGCACTACCCTGGTGAAGATTACGACGAAGATTTTGGGGAGTTAGACTGGGACGAGCTTTTTGCGGATAACTGGGAAATTTACGAGGAAGAAGAAAATGAATGAACGAGCAAATCCTTCACAAAATGAAATATGGCGTCATTTCAAAGGTGGGGGATACAAAATCATTACTATAGCACAAGAGACCGAAACCGGGGAAAATCTTGTGATATATGAGGCACTTTATAAAGAACATAAGGTCTTTGCTAGACCATTAAGCATGTTTATGAGTGAAGTAGACCGTAAAAAATACCCAAATGTTAAACAAAAGTATAGATTTGAGAAAATAACCAATTAGCAGAGAAAAATGAAGGCGGTAAATGATGATATTGACGAATTACTTGATTGATGTTCTTTTCAAGCTAAGTGTTTTAGTCAGCGGTATAGCACTACTTACAGGCATGTCGGCGCTCTTCTCCGCGTTAGGAGAAAGTATCACGAGTGAGCCGAACAAGGTGAAGCTGGTCTTTTGCGTTTTTGTTGTATTCTTTTGCGTGGTCATATTCATAATAATGCCGGATGAAGAGATTATTCGCGAGTTTGTTGCGGGGTGATGGTATGAAAGAGAAGGATTTTCAGAAGTATCCAAAGTGGCTTAAAGACGAGGCACACAGAGAATATGTTTTACGTGCGATGGAAAGAATTTGGAATCACAAAGCACGAGTGGTCATCAATAATGAGCGACTGTTTATGATTGACTGGCAAGGCAAAAATAGCGTAACAGTGGACGAAATGCATTACATTTTGGATAAAGAACGAGGAGTATTTACATTGTACGGAGATTGGGGAGAAGCTGTTGCTTACTTTAGCCATCGTGTAGAAGTTGAAGATTTACTCTCTTGCCTGCGTATGTGTTCATGCAACTACTTCATACAAAAAATAGTAGCGGGCAATCCGTATGTCATCGATACCGAACTTGGAACGCAAGATATCGAGGAAGGAATGAAAGAAATAATAAAATCTTACGAGCAGGAAGGGGTGGACGCGGAAGAAGCATATGAAGATATGAGAACGATGATTGAACTGTACAAGGAGTTTGGCGATGAAGTGTACGGGACCAATTCGTTGTTTTTGGATTTATGGGACAAGTATTTTACAGAGCGTGATTATGAAATTGGGAAAAGAGTATCAAACAAAGTGTATTTATGGGTACTTGGGTTCTTCATGGCTTGCGAGGATGCAGGATTGAGAGGTTGAAGCATATGAAACTCAAAGAATTAGTGAACAAAATTGATAACGATATAGTTTTACGGATAGTTAGGGATGAGGACAATAAAACTGTATTCCGGAAAGAGCGCACTTATGACGTTATTCCAAAGGATTTGATGGACATGGAAGTTGGAAGAGTTTTCTCTCTTTTTAACAGACTGTTTATATACGTAAAAAGAAATTGTAGCTTTAGAGAACTGCTTGACCGTATCCATGGTTACGAATATATCGACGTGTACGTCGTCAACTGTGACGGCACAAAAGAAAAGGTATATTCTAACCGAGCTGTATTTGTCACCAATTATAAATATGACAATTATTGGGTAAAAAAGGTGAGCCTTCATGAGGTGGAATGGGGCGATAAAATCGAAATAGAGATAGAACCGTGCGAAGAAATGAAGGAGAAAGAAAAAGAAATGAAAAAGAATACTATATTTAAGATGGGGGATGTAGTTTGGTCACAGCATTTTGGATGCGGTCATGTAACTAGTACCGACATTGGAACGGGTACTCCATACGTTATTGAAGTAACATGGGAAGGTGCAGTACCACGTTATGATTATTTCACCAAGGATGGGCAGTATGATTTGGATGACCCAGACCCAGATTGTGATATTCATCCGATTACAGATGTTAAACCATTAGAGTACGATAAAGAAAAATAGAGATAGAACCGTGCGAAGAGGAAGAGGAGAAGAGGAATGAAAGAGGAAATAAAATTCAGGCTAGGAGATAGTGTCTATTTTCCTTATCATGGGTATGGAACTATAATTGGACTTCACAATGATGGTCGTGAATATCCGATAGAAGTAAGATGGGAAGCAAGTCCTCATGGGCGGGAAGTAAATACATTTACCAAAGATGGTTTTTTAATACGTAATGGGGCAGAGGGGAATGTACCACCTGATTCAAAGTTGCGTGACCAGCTTACTGTAGTTGAAAAGCATCATTGAAGGGAGAGAAAGAAATGAAACTGGTCGATTTGCTTATGCCGTTAGATGCGATGACAAACATACTTGTTGAGTGGGATAATGCGGAACATGGCGGAATTGTTTGTGATACGGCGGCATATATTGCAATGGCGGGGGATAGCGCGCTCTCGAAAGATACCATGAGCGCAGAGGTGACCGGAATCCAAGTCTGTGTGAATAAAACGATTAACAGCGAATATGATTCTGCATGCGGTGTGTTGTACAACGAATGCGTTATCGGTCTGCATATAACAATATCAGATAACCCGCCATGGGGGCGCAAATGAAACTTTGGAAGATTGTACCGCTAGAAGAGATAGGGAAATACAGAGTGGGTGATAGGGTCTATTCACCCAATTTTGGTGAGGGCATTATCACTGGAATTGATGAAAGCAACACTTATGTCTACCCAATTAAGGTAGAGTGGACAGGTACAGTGCCACAATATCATCAAAGGCATGATTGCTTTACCCTTGATGGACTGTATACTGTAGCTACACCTGACCCAGAGTTTGATATTGTTCCACTTGAAGCCATTAAAGTATCAGAAAGAGGTGTGCGCATAAGAGAAGGGGAACAGGAATGATAGCAAAAATTTACGTTGCCTTAATGGACTGTTTAACCATAATTTTGCTGGCAATGGCAGCATTTTTAGCAGCATATGGTTTATATTTATTAGTTCTATTTAAGTGTACTTTCGATAGATAGCAATAGGAGACTAGAGATGAAACTTAAAGAGTTACTTGAAACGGTTCCAATGGATTATGAAATTGGTCTTGCAGATTTTAATAAATGTATTCGCACAATCTCATATGGAACTAAAGAGAATGCTATTTATGACTTTGCAGTAAAAGATAAGGTGACTTACGGACAGGTGGAAGATATGAAAGTCGTTGTAATTCATCCGGTGGCAGTTGCACATATTTCTGATGGTGTCGAGCTGTTCGGTGATGATGCGGCTGAACTTCATGTTAAGACACGGCTCCTTATTGAAATTAAGTAAAGATAGTATTGAAGTAACAAATGACAGAAGAGCAAAGTAAAATTATCTTTATGGGAGAAAATTGCGAAAGGAGTATATCATGGAATACAGTTTATTGTACGGGATTATGATGTGCATGCTGATTTTTATTGTTATTCTGTGGATTTATGTTAATGAAAACCGACTTGACATAGACAAATCAAAGCACGAAATAGAAACCTTGTACCTGTATATCAATGAAATGAAGCGTGATAACCATGACTAATGCGGTTATAGAAGAAGCAAAACGTGAATTGCATTTAAAAGGGTATCCAGTTGATGATGATGAAATCGCTTTAATTTATTGGGACGGTATAGAAGTCAATGAGCTTGTCAGCTTGTACAGAAGCATGCAAAAAAGAAAGGTAAATTTACAAGCTAAAAATGCATTGCGCCCTAAAAGAAAAGGAATCAGCAAACAAATGCGAAAAGAAGTATGGCTGATGTACGGCGGCAGATGTGCATACTGCGGGCGGCATATATCTATAGATGATATGGAAATAGACCATCGTTACCCGCTATCCATGGGCGGTGAAGATAGCTTTAAGAACTATATGCCGTCGTGCCACGAATGTAACTGCTCTAAAGCATCTATGACTGTGGAAGGATTTAGAAATAAGCTACTGTCAATACAAACTGCGTTAAAGAAGAATCCGCTTTACCTGTTGGGATGCACATACGGACTTCTTACTAAAGAAAAGAATAACGTTGAGTTTTATTTTGAAAACCATTAGAGAAATGGCTGGCTGAAATATGCCAGTCTTTTTTATTGCATAAAAAAAGAAAGTCCATGTGTAAAAACGTATTGACACAAAACTAATAAAGTGGTATTATATAGTCATCCGATGAAGTTGAAATTGAAAGGAAGGGCTAAAAATGAAACTGTCTGATAAAGGCGAAATTTCCAACGCTAGAGCAACACTTGAAGAAATAATTCGCAGAGACGCGGATTATCTTCCCGCCTATTTTGCACCGGAAGAAATCGCGAAATTGAGTGATTTTGCAAACGGCTTTGATGTTGATATCAATGATATCGAAAGCATCATCAGTGAAATCGTTTACAATTTTAAAGAACTTATCGAAGAGGGATTTACACTCTTTGATATCAGAGACGGCAAGATTGTGAATCTTACCGATGAATATTATGAGCATGAAGAGTCCAAAGAAAAAGAGGATGAATCATTTAACTATGAGGACTGGTTGGATGAGGTTGAACCTATTGACCATTGCGGATGGATGCCGACTAGAATTTATTGCTGAAAGGGGAAAGAAAAATGACTGAATCAATCGAGCTGAAACAAGTAAGAACATTCGCACATGACGCATTAAAATTAAAAAATACCTTTGCCAAAGCATATAAGATAGTAAGCACCATCGCGGGCGATTTAACAGTTACACGCAGATACCTTGAACTTGAAAGAATCCACGAAAAGGAAGCAAATGCATACAATAATGTACTTGAGCTTTTCGGCGAAAAACCGGAAACGACCGATGATTTCTATGAGGATTTTATCAATACTGAAAAGAAAATGTTTGAATCTGCTTAATCAAGTATTTGGAAATTCCCCGTGATAGGTTCACGGGGTTATTGTGAGGTGAACAGAATGAAACATGACTATATAAGCATGAGTGACGACGAACTTGAACGCTTGTCAGAAATGAGAGACGCTAAAGGGCGTCTTACAGACGTTGCGAGGCGAGCTAAACACAATTTATGGTTACGCTATCACAATGAAGAATGCGGCAGAAAATGCGCGTCGTATGTGACGCTGGACTTTTATGACGGTGATAGAGAGGACAGATGGTGAAAAAGATGAGAAATGCAGAATCTGAAAGTTTTGAGGAAACATACAAGCATGTAAAAGGATATTTAAATCGAACTGATACAGGTAACGCAATAGCCTTATTACATGATATGTGTGCTAACTGT